TGCGACTGCTGACAAGCGCTCTGGTGAGAGCGTGGGAATGGGGGAGGCTTCAAAGTGAGAAGTTCCTCCACTGGATGCGCCGGAAGCGGCCCCGCGAATGATGAGGCGGGCCTTCTCCGCGAGGAGATAGCCGAACTTGAAGCCCAGATCTTCCGCATCAAGGGCAGCATGAGCCGGGCCGACAACGGAGTGAAGCTGCAGAAACTCGCAGTGATCACTCGACTGCGTGACCGGTGCAAGAAGTCTCTGGCTGCCCTCGAAAAGCACGGGGCGGCAGCATGACGGTAGTCTCCTCAAAATACGCCCGTATCGAGAATGATCTGTACCAAACAGAGCCTTGGGCAACCGAGGCACTGATCCGTCACTTCCCCGTCGCCGGTATGAAGATCTGGGAGCCGGCTGCCGGCAACCATCTGATCGCCGACGTTTTGAAGGAGGCTGGTGCGACGGTCCACACGAGCGACATCGCGACGTACGAGCGGCCTCAGGATCAGTGGTTGGATTTTCTGGACGATCTACCGGTCACCTTCGGGGGCGACGGAATAATCACCAACCCGCCCTACGGCGTCCAGAACCGGACGGCGGTCAAGTTCGCTGAGAAGGCGCTCGAGAGATGCCCCGGCCTCGTTGCGCTGCTGCTGACCGCCAAATTCGATTCCGGCAGCACCCGCACGCACCTGTTCCGGGACAACCCGCGCTTCGCTGGGAAGATCGTCCTTATCGACCGCATCAGCCTCCTCTTGAACAATGAGAGCGGGACCGAAGATCACGCTTGGTACATCTGGACGGAGGCGCCGCGCCTGCCGCGTGCTCCGGTGCTCCTCTATGCGGGGAGGGAAGCAGCATGATCAAGCTCAACCTCCCATACCCGCCGTCAGGCTGGGACCTCTACCAAGGCTGGGGCGAGAAGCGCCGTCTGTCGCCGACATACAAGAAATGGCGGAACGACGCCGGCTATTTCATCAAGGTTCCTGCCGCGCCGATCGATAAGCCCTTCGCGCTTCACGTCGCGCTGCGGCGCCAGAACATGCGCCAGGACATCGACAATCGCTCGAAAGCGATCCTCTTGACCATGTGCTGGGACAGCGACCTGCCGGCCGAGTGCGTCGTCATCATCCAGGTATGTGAAGAGGGGATGGCGGCGTGAGCGAACAGCCATTCCTTATCGGCGAGGGCTGGGTGGAGGTTAAGGACGGCAATGACACTGCGCGTGCCCTCTTCGATCGCCACTACAGCCGATACATCTATGCTGACGGGCGTAAGCCTAAGATTTTCGTGGGACCCGGTGAGAAGCTCGTCCTCCTGACGGCCGACGCCCGCGCGCTATGCGTCTGGCGGAAGTTCAAAAGCGCTGACGGGCAAGCCGGCGTGAACTGCGCGGTCTTTCGCAACGAAAGCAGCGAGCGGGCCAGCGACCTCCTGCGGGCAGCTATGGGCATCGCATGGGAGCGCTGGCCCGGAGAGCGCCTATACACATACATCGACACCTACGAGGTCCCGGCCAAGATCGTCCGCGGCAATCCCGTGTGGGGCTTTTGCTTCCGCAAAGCTGGGTGGCGCTTCTGCGGCGTGTCGAAGGCAAGGAAACTCATCATCATGGAGGCTCTTCCATGAAGATGCCGTGGATCCGCTTCTTCCCTTCAGACTGGCTCGCTGGCACGCGCGGCATGAGTGCAGTCGAGACGGGCGTGTACATCACGCTCATAGCCACGATGTATGAAAGGGGAGAACCCATCCCGGAGGATCACGCGCGTCTGGCGCGGCTTTGTGGTGCGTCCAATTCGTCATTTGCCAAGGCGATCGACACCCTCGTCGACGAAGGAAAAATCACCCGTGTCAACGGTGGCCTTTGGAATGATCGCGTCGAAAAAGAGCAAGTCTACCTCTCGGAAAAGTCAGAGGTAGGATCACGAGCAGCGCGCGCCCGGTGGAGCAAAAAAGATAATGAAAACAGCGCCGGCAATGATGCGAACGCATTGCCCGCGCATAGCGAGCGCTATGCTAACCAGAAGCCAGAAGCCAGAATAGTAAAAGAAGAACCTACCGGTTCTTCCAAAAAACGAGGCTCTCGCCTTTCGGTCGATTGGGAACCGGACATCGCCTTCGCCGTGTCGGTCGGCCTTTCCCAAGCCCAAGCCCTGATCGAAGCACAGAAGTTCCGCGAGTGGTGGCCAGCCCAGCCTGGGCAGAAGGGCGTCAAGCTCGATTGGCACCTGACATGGAAAACGTGGTGCCGCAAGGCCACCGAGCGGCTGCCGCGGCAACAGGCCCAGGGACCGCCACGCCCACAAAGCCCTTCCATGCAACGCCATCACGACATCCACGCAAGGCTGAAACGAGAACTCTACGGTGAACCAGATGAACAATTTGCCGGCCAAACTGTCGACCTTGCAGCAGGAGATTTCCGCTCTCACTGAGCAGCTTGCCCCGGCCGGCGCCGACGAAATCGGCCAGTGCATCGAAGGCCTCATGAGCGGCGGCATGCGGATCTCAGAAACGATCACTGCTGCAAACCCGGTCGAAGAATACCGCCTTTCCCTCCGCAACGTGCCGGTCCATGGGCTGCGCCGGGCCTACGTCAAGCTGAAGCGGGGCGAATACGAAAACATCAACAAGGCTTTCATCCCCCTGCCGGCGGAGCTGGCGGCGATGGCCAATGCCGAATGCCGTCTCATCCGTGAGGACCGGATACGCAAGCAGGAGACGCTGAGGGCGATCGAGGACTCCGTCAGCCGAACGCTGCCCAGCTCACACGGGCTCATGGACCTGCGCGTCTCTCAGCGTGAGCGCGCCATCGAGTTGGCGGAAAAGGGCTTCGTCAGGGTTGCCGAAGGTGTCGACCATCTGGAATTTGCCCAGCTCGCCAAATCACGGGAACTGCCGGCCGGTTCTCGCCATCTCTGGGCAATCGACGAGGTCTGGTCGCCGATCGCCGTCCGCATCAACCGCAGCAGGATCCAGACAAAGCTGAACGTCCAGCCCCCGCCGGTGTCGCCAGAGCGCGCCGCTGAGCTCGCCCGCATGTTGGCGCTTCCTGATGTCAGCGAGGTCACCGCCGAACAGATGGCGTATCGCGGCAAGGTAAAGGCTGACATCGAAGCCGCTGAACCGGTCGACGAGGAGCGCGCGGCATGACAATCCAGCACAGAACCGTCGACATCGAAGCAGCGGCGAAGCTCTGGAGGGATGATCTCTCCGCCTCCCAGATTGCCAAGCGCTTTGGCGTCAGCCGAAACGTCATTGTCGGACTGGCCTTCCGCAACCGCCGTCTATTCCCCTGGCGCGGTGATGCTGGGAAGAAGACCCGCGCACCCGGCCAAGCGAAGGCGGCACGGCATCGGGAGCGGGCGCCAGAACTGAGGCGGGAACCGGAGATACCGGCGACCGCCTATGACGCTGAGCGGCTCCAATCCGCAAAACTCCTTCACCATCTCTCGGCCGGCGAATGCTGCTGGCCGCTTGGGAACGGCGGCCCGTACCTGTTCTGTGCGACGGAAACAACGGGTCGCTACTGCCGAAACCACCAATTCAGAGCCTATCGCCAACGGGGTACCGCATGACCGTCCACCAAACACAATTCGATCGCCAGGCGCACCACTACGCCGCCGTCAAAGCGCGGCTGATGGGAGAGCCGAAGCGCGTCATGATCCGGGTGGACATGACGTATGCCGCTCCGATCAAGCCTGCCCGGCTGAAAGCATCCACCCGCGACCAGCAGAACGAGTTCATCAAGCACCGGTGCCAGCAGTTGAGGGTCTGCTGCAAGACCATCACGGCGGAGCGGCTGTCTCCTCGCGTAAAAACCATCCGCGACCAGATCCTGATGGAGGTTAAAGAGCGCTGGCCGAATGCTCACGCCAGACGCCTTGGCGAGTTGTTTAATCGGAAGGCGAACTCCATTCGCGATGTCCTGGCGTCGTTGAAGCCCAAATCGCCAGCCCGGCCCATTACGCCGGAGGCGGTCGAGACAATGCGCCGGCTTAGGTCGGAAGGAATGAATTTCGCGAAGATTGGCGAGGCCGTGGGCATCACGCCCAACGCGGTCCGATACCACCTGCACAAAAGGGGCGAAGCATGAGCAGATCACGCTGGTACGCAATCCGCGTCGCCCCGGGCTATCAGCGCATGGCGGCCGTCGACGAGCGCCTCCCAGAGAACCGGCGCATGGAATCCATCATCGAGCGGAACTGCCGCAAGGACGGCTTCGACATCTTCATGCCATCGTTCTACAAGGAGTTGAAGCACCACCGGACGAACGAGATCATCCAAAAGCGTTTCCCGTTCCTAGTCGGGTATGCCTTCGTGAACCTGCCCAGGCTGAATTTCGAGGATCTGCGCAGGGTCGACGGCGTCATCTGCTTGCTGCGAGGAAGCATCGGCTACGGACCGCTCGAGTTTCCGGACGGCATGATTGAGGATCTGTACTTCGCAGAGCACGAGCGTCGGCAAGCCTTCCTCTACGAACAGCATTGCCGGCGAGAGAACTGGCGGCAAGAGCGCGTCCAGCATCTGCGCGGACAGCTTCGCAAGATCCTCCCGAAGGGCAGGAAGGCTCGCGTCTCGATGGTCGATCAAGCCGAGATGGCTATAGATTCACTGAGCCCTCAGATCAAAGAGCGCGTGCAGAAAATTATCAGTGAATTGAACGGGCTCACCAACGATGTAGAGGTTGAAAATCTCCGCCAAGCTGTATAGATTTTCTGCAGTGATTTGCGGTTGTCACAGTTGCGGACCTCACAGAGGGAATACTCGCCGGACCGCTGCCGAAAGTTCACACTCGGCGCATAGAAGAAATGCGCCCAAAATCCTGAAATTTGAATTGCCCGGTAGTGCTGCTGGAAAATGCAGATAGACCCCGACTGGGCAAGCGCGACCACCCGTTGACCGATGTCTATGCGGTAGGGTGGTCGCCTAGCCTCATCGCTATTTCGGCCACCAGTCGCCGAACAGGTTAACGAGGAAAAGGATCAGCGCCGGTGTGACCTCCACGGTGGTCGAGAGGCTGCGGTACTGAATGTGAATTCGCATATGACTTCCTTTCGTTGTTCGGAGGAGAAGCCTGATGCTTTCTCCGTATAGGAAGCCTCTTCCGCAGATGGTTGTCGCCACCACTCGCGTTTGTCTTTTTCGTCGGCGTAGAGCAGCCCGGTAGCTCGCCAGCCTCATAAGCTGGAGGTCGCAGGTTCGAATCCTGTCGCCGCAACCAGACCCGCGCCCGGCGGTACCGGGCTCAACCAAGGAGAAGGCCGATGACGGCACGAGTACGAGCAAAGTTCCTTTGCAGCGGGAAGGAAGGCACGACCGTGTTCCTTCACACCGTCTATTCCGAAGATATTCAGTCCGAGGACGGGCGCTTCACGAAGGCTACCCCTTGGGGAGAGCTTCGGATGAACGTCGATAACCCCGACGCCGCCATCCAATTCGAGCCTGGCAAGTCGTATTACCTCGACTTCACGCTTGCCGAGTGATCAATAGCCCTGCCGTCTTAACAGGTAGCGGGGCTTTCTCTTTGAGGGAGATGATGATGACCCGCTACGAGATGAAGCGCTTCGATGTGGCTTCTGCGTCGACCGCGGAATTGATCCGTCTCGTCGCCGAGATCGAGGCCCTCAATGGCGCCTCTCTTTCAGGTCCGATCGAGGAAACTCTCTTGGTCGCAGCCATGGCTGAATTGGACGCGCGGCTACAGCCGAAAAAGCATTCCGGATCGGTGGGGTAAACTGTTCAGATGGTCGCCCCGGTTGTTGTCAATTTTATCTCCTTACCTGATCGTGTGAGCTTTCGACGCTTTGAGGCGGCCATGGACAGCGCTGCAATAAAGATCGCCATCAAGATCAGAGCCATCATCAGAAAAGGGACTGCCAAAGCGCCGTCCGATCTGAACTCCTGAACGCACGGTACAAAGAACCCGATGACACCCCCGAAGACCAGTGATGCCGCAAAGATGTGGTATTCATATTCCGATAGCGCGCTAGCATCGACCATCCGAATGGCGATCTGCTCCGGAACGTGCACGGTGATGTTGAACGCCTGCTGAGCCGGGTTAGCAACGCCGGGGGCGAACGGGTTCAATTCCACCTGCTGCGGTTCAGACGATATCGACTGAATTCCGCTCATATTGACCTCTTATTCAGCTCTGGCCACAAGTTCGCCGGCAAGGTTCCGGCGTATTGCCCCCCGACCATTCCGGGGCTGACGAGGATGTGAATATGGCCGCCAGAACTATTAGAGACCTGGCCAAGCCCGTTGATGATGTTTTGCCGTATGGTTTCGGATGCGATAGGCACAACGTAAACCGTTCGCAGCGGTCTCACCCATGCATATGGCTGCAGGACAGCCTTTAGCCGTTCATTCCACGCGTCCCAGTGAGCGCTCGCTGGTTCGTTGATGTCCCAGGATACAACGATGTGCATATCTACCCCTGCTGAGTTTCATAAGCAGGAAACGATGAACGCGATCGATTCGCAACCTCAAGATGGCGCATTAGGGCGATTACACCCGCAACTCACAGGCGCTTAGGGAAAGCTGGTACGATGAGACCTCCGCCGCCAACTGAACTCCTAGAAGATTTCAGCGGCTGCGCCTTCGTGGCAGCACCTGAACTCGAAGCATGGGCCCGCGACACGTTCATCGATACGGATAGCGAAATGTTCAATCCGGATCACGCTCACCTTATCCCGGCATCGATCGGGATGCTGTGGACCACGGTGGCGAACAGCAAGAAGGGCCGCACCGTTATTGGCCAGGCCGAGATGGGACAGCCCGCCGGCATGATGGGAAAGTGGGCAAGGGCGAGAGCAGAGGCGCAGGTCCTAGGATGGTTCGGTTTGGTCCCTGATTTCATCATCACGATCGATGCCAACTTCTGGATGTCTGCAAGCGACGCTCAGGCCTGCGCCCTCATGGAGCATGAGCTATCGCACTGCGCGCAGGAGCTCGACGCCTTCGGCGCCCCGAAGTTCCGCAAGAGCACTGGTCTCCCGGTCTACACGCTGCGCTCACATGACGTGGAAGCCTTCATCGGTGTGGCCGCTCGATACGGTGCAGTAGAGGCAGGCGTGAAGGAACTCGTAGAGGCTTTGTCCCGTCCGCCTTTGATGACCGCCGACCTAATTGGCTGCGCATGCGGGACCTGCCAGGCTCGCGCCGCCTGATCCTGATGGTGTCCTGAGAAAACCATGGCCAAGGCAAAACTCACTCACGAGCAGCAGACCTTTGTTGTCCAGTCGCTGGCCTGTTTCGACAGCCCGTCGGTCGTGGCCGCTGCACTCAAGAAGGATTTCTCTGTCGTTCTCACGCCGCAGGCGATCGAGGCATACGACCCGAACAAGAAGGCGGGCGCTCGCCTTGCCGAGAAGTGGAAGCTGCTCTTCGAGGAGACGCGCAAGACCTTCCTCGAGGATACGGCGACCATTGCCATCAGCCACCGGGCCGTGCGGCTCCGCGCTCTCCAGCGCATGGCAGAGAAGGCAGAGACGCAGGGCAACATGGTGCTGGCGGCATCGTTGATGAAGCAGGCCGCCGAGGAAGTAGGCAACGCCTACACCAACCGGCGCGAGCTAACGGGAAAGGACGGGAAGGACCTGCCGGTACCCGTATCGCCGGTCACGATCTTCCAGTTACCCGACAATGGCAGGAGCTGAGCAAGGGCAGGGCGCCCAGACGATCATCCGGCCGCAGCCGGGCCCGCAGACAGCATTCCTCGCCTCGCCGGCGGACATCGCGATCTACGGAGGCTCGGCAGGCGGCGGTAAGACATGGGCGCTCCTCATGGAGCCGCTGCGCCATATTGCCAACCCGCAGTTCGGCGCCGTCTTCTTCCGCCGGTCCACGGTGCAGGTCCGAAACGAGGGCGGCCTCTGGGATGAGAGCGAGAAGCTCTATCCCGCCATCGGCGCATCGCCCAAGGAGCATGTGCTGCAATGGAGCTTTCCGTCAGGGGCTTCGGTATCGTTCGCTCACCTCGAGCATGACAAGACCGTCCTGAACTGGCAGGGCTCGCAGATTCCGCTCATCTGCTTCGACGAGCTGACGCATTTCAGCGCCAAACAGTTCTGGTACATGGTTTCGCGTAACCGCTCCATGAGCGGCGTGCGGCCTTACATCAGAGCGACCTGCAACCCTGATGCAGATAGCTGGGTAGCAGAGTTCATCAGCTGGTGGATCGACCAGGACACCGGATTGCCGATCCCAGAGCGGGCAGGCGTCCTTCGCTGGTTCGTGCGCATCGGTGACGCTATCATCTGGGCCGATAGCCCGCAGGACCTGGCGCATCACACCGCGCCCAACGAAGACGGCATTGATTCGCCGATCCCGCCGAAGTCGGTGACCTTCGTCCCGGCGAAGCTCAGCGACAACCGCGCGCTGATGGCAGCAGACCCGAGCTATCTCGCAAGCCTGATGGCTTTGCCGACGGTCGAGCGGGAGCGGCTCCTCGGCGGTAACTGGAAGATCAGGCCGGCCGCTGGGCTGCTGTTTCAGCGTGGATGGTGCGAGGTGGTCGACGCGGTTCCCGCCGGCGCGCGTTGGATGCGAGGGTGGGACCTGGCGTCGACGCCGAAGGTCGAAGGCAATGACCCTGACGCCACGGCGGGAACGAAGATCGGAAAACTGCCTGATGGACGGTACATCGTTGCCCATCACGTAACCGATTATCTCTCGCCAAGCGGCGTGGAGACACTGATTAAGAACACTGCGGCGCAAGACGGCCAGCAGACGCAGATATCGCTTCCACAGGATCCGGGGCAGGCGGGCAAGTCGCAGGTCACGAACCTCACGAAGATGCTGTCTGGATACAACGTTCGTGCCACGCCAGAGTCTGGCGACAAGGTCACACGCTTCTCGCCCTTCTCAGCCCAGGCGGAGGCAGGGAACGTCTTGGTGCTCCGAGCGCCGTGGAATGATGCCTGGTTTACATCATTGGAAGGCTTCCCAGAGGCGAAGCACGACGATGACGCCGACAGCACGAGCCGAGCCTTCAATGCGCTCCTGAACGCAAGCACCTTCACGCTCGCCAATATCTGAGGAACAAGCATGTCCAATGTGATCGCATTCATGCGCGATAGCTTGACCAGCCTTGTTTCGAGGATGGGCACCGAAAGGGATAAGGCGGCGACGACGTTTTACGCTCATACGGTGTTGTCGGATGAGCAGTTGATCGCGGCCTACAGCACATCTTGGCTGCCGCGGAAGATCGTGGACATCCCCGCCCTCGATGCTTGCCGCAAATGGCGCGACTGGCAGGCGAAGAAGCCACAGATCGAAGCGATCGAGGAGGAGGAGAAGCGCCTCAACGTAAAGGGCAAGGTCCTTGAAGCGTCCAAGAAAGGGCGGCTGTTCGGTGGCGCTGCCGTCTACATCGGGATAGGGGATGAAGACCCTTCTCAGCCTCTGGATGTTGATCGCGTCAAGAAGGGTGGTCTACGCTACATCAACGTCATGACCCGCCGGCAGTTGGCCGCTGGTGAGATAGATCGCAATCCGGAATCCGAATGGTACGGAAAGCCGAGCATCTATCGCCTGTCCGGCGTCAACGGAATGCAGATGGACATTCATCCGTCGCGGCTGGTGCTATTCACAGGCGCGATGCCTGCGGATGACGAGATCACGGGCAACCCATATCAAGGGTGGGGCGACAGCATTCTGCAGTCGACGCTTGACGCGGTGAAGAATGCGGACAGCACGGCAGGGAACATCGCCTCTCTGATCTTCGAAGCGAAGATCGACATCATCCGCATCCCCGATTTCATGGCCAACCTGAGCAACGAGGAATACAAGCGGAAGATCCTCGAGCGCTACACGCTGGCCAACACTGCAAAGGGTATCAACGGCACGCTGTTGCTCGACAAGGAAGAGGAATACGAGACGAAGACCGCGCAACTCGCCGGCCTGACCGACATCCTCATGGCCTTCATGCAGATCGTCAGCGGAGCGGCTGATATCCCGGTAACGCGCCTTCTCGGGCAATCGCCTGCCGGCATGAACTCCACCGGCACGTCGGACATGAAGAACTATCATGACCGAATCCAGTCCATTCAGGAGCTGGAGATGCAGCCGGCGATGGTTCGGCTCGACGAATGCCTTGAGCGCTCTGCGGACGTCCGAGACCCTGACGTCTATTACCAGTGGGCTCCGCTCGAGCAGATGAGCGAGAAGGAGCGGGCGGAAATTTTCAAGACGACTGCGGACGCTGCCCGGCAGCTCGTCGGCACAACTCCCGGCCAAGAGATCATACCGCGCGAGGTTGTCTCTGATGCTCTGGTCAATCGCCTGGTCGAGGATGGCGTCTTGCCAGGCCTCGATGCCGCAATCGAGGAATACGGCAAGCTCAGCGAGCAGGAGCCCGACGATGACGAGGTCGCCGCAGTAGCTGCTGCCCAGCAGGCGCAACAAACGCTACCGGGGCAGAAGCAGCAAACCGCGGACGCCGCGCCGCGCACGCTCTACATCCGCCGGGACGTGCTCAACGGCGAGGATATCCGCGAGTGGGCGATGGGGCAGGGCTTCCTAACCGTTCAGGATGGCTTGCACGTCACCGTCATCCACACTCGGACCCCGATGGACTGGATCAAGGTCGGAGAGGACTTCTGGGGCGATAACGGCAAGATGACCATCGCCGAGGGCGGCCCGCGCCTGATGGAGCGCTTCGGTGATGCCATCGTGCTGCAGTTCGCGTCCTCGCGCCTGACCTGGCGCCATGAGGATATCAAGCGGATGGGTGCGGAGACCGACTGGCCCGACTACCAACCGCACATCACTATCACTTGGGCGATGCCGGAGGGCATGGACCTGTCCAAGGTCGAGCCCTACCGCGGCAGGATCGAGCTCGGTCCCGAGGTCTTCGAAGAAGTCAACGACGACTGGAAAGCAAAAGTCCGCGAGGAATGATCGGGCTCAGCCGAGCACAGTGTAAGGCCACGAGTGGTGCGAGTAGAGGAAATCATTTCCTCCCTCTTTGTCAGTGAGCTTTACCTTCAAACGAAACTTAGTGCCTAGCTTGTAGCGCTTCGTGTCTCGCATCTCGCGTGGGCATTCGACGCGGATATTGACTGGGTAGGGGCCGCCCGCGACTGGGCGGATATGCACCTCTCCATGTAGCCCGCTGCCACGCTGTAGATAGCTCTCGACCTCGATGTACCGGTACGGCTCATTTATCTTCGCCATGCTCTCCCCCTGTTTTGGAGCAGCCTACATGAACTTTACAGACACTGTCACCCTGGACGGCCTCCGCCGTACCCAGGATGGGTACCTCGTCGCCGACGCTCGGGTGGCCCGCACCGGCATCCAGCTCTACACCGGCCGGGAGGTCGATCCGGAAAACAAGCACGGCCTGCGCGACAAGGCAGTGGTGAAGGTCTACCGGCCCGAGGAAGAGGTCTTCGCGCAGGATGCGATGCACTCCTACGCTTACCGCCCAGTGACCGACAATCATCCCTCGGAAATGGTCACGGCTGACAACTGGAAAGACCACGCCGTCGGGCAGACCGGTGGCGAGGTGGTGCGCGATGGCGAGTTCGTCCGCGTGCCCCTCGTCCTCATGGACAAGGCCATCATCGCCAAGGTCGAAGGCGGGAAGCGCGAGCTTTCCATGGGCTATTCGACCGATCTCAAGTTTCAGGACGGTGTCACGCCCTCGGGCGAGCAATACGACGCAATCCAGACATCCCTTCGCATGAACCACCTGGCGGTCGTCTCCGCTGCCCGGGGCGGTTCCCATCTGAAACTCGGAGACGACGGGAAAGGACAAAGGTCAATGACGACCCGAACCCTCATGGTTGATGGCCTCTCGGTCGAGTTGGCCGATAAGGATGCTCAGATCGTGCAACGCGCGATCGACGGCTTCAACAAGCAGATCACCGACCTCCAGACGGCGGCCGGCGAGCACAAGGCGACGATCGCCAAGAAGGACGAGGAGATCGGCACGCTCAAGGCCGACCTCAAGAAGGCGCTCGATGCGGCCCTCAAGCCGGAAGACGTCGACCGCATGGTGGCTGATCGGGCCTCGCTGATCGAAACCGTCAAGGCGATCGACAGCAAGATCGACATCAAGGGCACCGATGCGGATCTCCGCCGCGCGGCCGTCAAGGCCAAGCTCGGCGACGAGATGATCAAGGACGCCTCCGATGCGGAAATCACCGGCATGTTCAAGGCGATCGCCAAGGACGTGAAGACGGCCGATCCGTTCGCCCGCGTCGTCTCCGACGGTCTCAAGCCGACCGGCGATGCGCACACGCAAGCCAATGACGCTTGGAACAAGAGCGTCTCCGACCTCAACGCCTGGCGCAAGGAGGCCTAAAGCCATGCCGATCACCTATCGCGATAATCTCGCCGCCTATGCGGTGGGCCGCCGCGCCAACATGGAAGAGTGGAACACCATCACTCGCACCCTGGAAGGCGCAACCTCGCTGGGCTTTGGCGTTCCCGCCATTGCCGGCTCCGGCGCTCATACCTGCGCGCCTCTGACCGCGGCGGCTCAGAACGTCCTCGGCATCACCGAGGCCAGCCTGACGCTTCCGCGTCCAGGCGACGAATACGACCAGTACGACAACGTGGCGATCTGCGAAAGCGGCGTCATCGGTGTCCTGCTCGGCGCCAACGTCACCGAGGGGGCTCAGGCCCGCTACGACGTGACCAACAAGGTTTGGACCGGTGCTGCCGCATCGGCGACCGTCCTCACCATCCCCGGCGCTCAGTTCGATGAAGCCGGCTCTTCCGGCGCGGTCGGAATTGTCCGCTACCGTCGTCCCGTTCCCTCTGTCTCGGCAGGAGCATAATCCATGAATATGATCGTCAATGACGCTCAGGCCCTGGCATTCGTCACGGGGCAGGCGTACCGCATCAACCAGACCGTCTATGAGACGCGCTTTCCCGATTGGGATTTCGGCCGGCTCATCTACGTCGACACCACGGGTCCGGCTTGGTCGCCGGGCATCCTGACCTACACCTCCGACCTGACGGGCGTCGCGAAGTTCCAGTCTGGTTATGCCAAGGATATCCCGCTCGCGGATGTCTCTCAGGACATCCAGACCAAGACCTTCCACCTGGCGGCCATCGGCTACCAGTACAACATCGAGGAGATCAACACCGCGATCCAGATCGGCGGCTCGCTCCCGAACCGTCGTGCTCGTGCAGCCCGCTTGGCCTATACCAAGTTCATGTACGACCTGACGCTTCAGGGGAACGTCGAGAAGGGGCTTGGCGGTCTGATCAACTATCCCGGTGTCGTCACCGCGGTTGTTCCGGCCGACGGTACGGGGTCCGCGACCTTCTGGGTCAACTCTGCTGGCGTCGGGATTAAGACCCCGGCGCAGATCGTGCGGGACATCAACTTGGGCCTGCAGGGCATCAACCTCGCCACGTTCGAGGTTGAGATGGCAGACACCATCCTCCTGCCGGTCGAAGCCTACAACTACATTGCCGCCACGCCCTACAGCGCGACGACGATGGAAACCATCCTGTCCTTCGTCATGCGGACCAACATCTACACGATGACCACTGGTCGCCCGCTCACGATCCGTACTGTGCGCGAGCTCGGTACCGCTGGCGTGGGCGCCGCTGCAGGGACGGGCCGAATGGTCGTCTACAAGAACGACCAGGACTACGTGAAGCTTCACCTCCCGATGCCTCACCAGTTCCTGCCGGTCTATCAGGACGGCCCTCTCAACTGGCAGATCCCCGGCATCTTCCGCACGGGCGGTGTCGAACTGCTGACCACGGTAGCTTTCCGCTACCTCGACGGTATCAGCCAGCCGCCGGCTTAATCCCTGCTCCCAAGGCAGAAGCGGGCGGCATTCGTGCCGCTCGCCTTTCTCTATCGCGAGGAATTGCACATGGTCACCGTGAAGAACCTTACCGCCAGCCCCTATGACCTCCAGACGGTGGACGGCTTTGTTCGTCTCCCGGCCTTTGGCGAAGCGTCGGGCGAGTTCACTGGCGACTATCTGCAACTGCTCGAGGCCAGCATGGCCGTGAAGGTCATCGATGCGCCCTCAAAGGCCGATCCGCTCGATCATGACGGCGACGGCAAGAAGGGCGGTTCCAAGCCTGCAGAGGATAGCGACGAGCTGACGAAGCTCCGCGCTGACTACCAAGAAGTGTTCGGCAAGCGCGCCTACCACGGCTGGAGCGCCGAAGAGCTTCAGGAAAAGATCGACGCAAAGCTGGCGGAATAAGCGATGGCTGGATACGGCACCAATGAGGCTGCTCAGGCTTACTGGATGGACGCGGGCTATGTCCTTCCGGAAGGTGCAGACGCCGCAGATATCGCCGCAGCCCGCCAGCGTGGATCTCTGGCGATCGATCGATATGAACCGAAGTTCAGCGGCCGGCGCACCGGCGGCTACGCCCAGGAGCGCGCATGGCCGCGCACTGGCGCCACGACCTATTACGGCGAGGCAATCCCCTCGAACGAAATCCCGGTCGCCATCATCAACGCGTCGTACGAGGCGGCATTCCTCGAGCTGACGAACCCCGGCAGCCTTTCGCCAGTCGTGACCGGATCGCAAACGGTGAAGCGCGAGAAGATCGGACAGCTTGAAGTCGAGTATTCAAACTCTTCTTCAACAGACGTCGACGATCTCGTCGCGCTCGCCACACCTGTCGTCACGACGATCGAGGGGTTGCTCTGGCCGTTCCTCGTGCCGTGCATCCCTGGCGCTCTGGTGGTCTGATGGCAAACCCGATCTATGCGCGCCTGCAGGCGACCGCGCAGCGCCTCATCGCCAAGTACGGCCAATCCGCTACTGTGAAGCGGATCACGCCTCCGGATCCTGTCTACGGCGGTGATCCGGTGGAAACCTCGTACACGGCCCAGCTCGTCCCGATGACCTACGACCAGAGGTACATCGACGGCACCACGATCACGACGGCTGATCGGCAGATTTACATTTCATCGTTGGGCCTCGCGATCGTGCCAACCGTCGGCGACGTCATAGCCGCCGGCGGCGTCGAATTTCACGTCATCGCCGCTGATCCGAATAACTACGACGGCGTGACCAACGTCGTTTTTATCGTCCAAGGAAGGATTGCAGCATGAGCGTGCCCGCACAGGACTTCCTGAAACTCATGGAAGCGCCTGCCTCGAAGATATTCGCCGTCCTCGTCGACCTCTACGGACGTGAGATCGCGGACAAGGTGGCCAAAGAAGTGATCAAACCCGGCGTCGGCCCAAAGGTCGACTGGCCCAAGTGGTGAAAGGAACCGCCATGAAAATCCGCTTCGTGAAGAACTACAAGGGCCGCGGCGTCGGGGATACGGCCGACTTGCCGGATACCGAGGCGCGGGCTCTGATCGGCATCGGCCTGGCCGAGGAAATGCCGGCAGAGAAGCCCGCCAAGAAGGTCGAAAAGGGAGTGCAGCAGTGAACCGGCGCTCATTTCTCGGCTTTGCCGTCGGCGGCGCCGTAGCTGCTCCCGCCGCCATTCTCGTCGGTGAGCGCGTGGAGGGCTTCCCAAAGCCCTCAGCCATGCCCGCAACAGACGTCGCTCGCAGTCATGCCCAACAGGTCAGCGTCACGCTCACGGGCGCTGAGGGGGACGCGCATATTCGTCGGCTTGTGCAGGAAGGTGTCCGCCGGGCAATGACCGAGCACCAGCACTCCGGCCTCGCGTTAAGTCGGCGCGACCAGTTGATGCGAGGCTGATTGCGTGGCGTCTCTTCGCCAGCAGCTCGACGCCCTCATCGAGGAGCTTTCCCCGGCTATGGAGAAAGCATTCCGAGAGGCGATCGAGGACATCAAATCCGAGATCGTCTTGAAAGAGGTCGTCGAGCGGCTTGAACGCCGGGACGTCGAGGGCGCCATTGCCGCGCTTCACATTGACCCGGCAGCCTTCCGGCCGCTCTCCGAGGCGATCCGGACTGCATTTAACTCCGGTGGCCTCCTGGTCGCCAAGAACATGCCGCGCTTGTCGGACCCGGCGGGCGGCCGTGTCGTCTTCAGGTGGGACGTGCAGAACCAGCGCGCCGAGCAGATCATCCGCGAAGCTTCGTCGACGCTGATCACGCACGTCACCGAAGACACGAAGCAGATGGCCCGGGAGCGGATCGAAGCAGGCTACGCCAAGGGGCAGGGGCCGAACACGATCGCTCTCGACATCGCCGGCCGCGTGAACCGGGTCACCGGACGCCGTGAGGCCGGATTGCTCGGCATGACTTCGCAGCTTGCCCGCACGGTCGAGAACGCGCGCACGGCGCTCCTCTCGGGCGACGTGGAGGGCATGAAGCATTACCTGACGCTCACGCGCCGGGATAAACGCTTCGATCGGCAGGTTGCCAAGGCCATTCGCGAGGGCAAGTCGCTTCCGGCCGACGCCGTCCAGAAGATCACCGGCCGTCTGGCCGACCGCTATGTGCAGCTCCGGGCCCAGACGATCGCGCGCACGGAAACGCAATCGTCAGTGCATGCGGCCAAGCACGAAGCCTATCAGCAGGGACTGGACCGCGCCGGCCGCGATGCCAGCATGGTCACCCGTCGGTGGCGTGCGGTCGGCGACGGCCGCGTTCGTCACACGCACCAGGTCCTGAATGCTGAAGAGGTAACCGGCATGGACCTGCCATTTCAGTCGCCCTCGGGCGCTATGATGCGTTTCCCGGGCGACACCAGCCTCGGCGCCGGAGCGGCAGAGATCATCGGTTGCCGCTGCCACGTCGAATATAACTTCGACTTCGCCGAGGAATACGCGAGATCGCGAGGCCGATAATGGCTGAGAACAATCTGAGCTTCGCCGCGCAAGTTTCGGAATGGGTGCAGGCGGAGAAGGAACGGGAGGCGGCCGTCTTGCGCACGGCGGCGCAGATGGTCGCGAACAACGTTCGGACATCGGTTGCGGAGGGCGGACGCATCCCTGTCGATACCGGCAACCTCAAGAACTCGCTGATGGCATCGACTTCCACAATGCCGCGCGTTGATGAGGGCGAGAGGCAGTATCCGGATCAGAGCGGAGAGATCGAACTCATCATCTCCAACCTCGATATTGGCGAGACGCTCTATCTCGGATTTCAGGCGGCCTACGGCCCCCGCATGAATTACGGCTTCGTCGGGCAGGACAGCCTCGGGCGCGTCTACAATCAGCAGGGGTTCGGCTTTGTCGATGCTGAGGCCCAGAGCTGGCCGCAGACGGTCAAGGAAGCTGAGGCGAAGGTTCGCGGTCGCTTTGAAGCGGGTCCGAGCCCTCGGACATGATGAGCAGCGCCCGCTGCAGGATGTCTAAATCGCGGATCGCGGCGGAAAGAACCTGCCGGCCGTTCTCGGTCTCAACCGTCTTATTGAGAAGCAGCGACAACGCTTCGTGCAAGAGGTCATACACCTCGGTATCGCTGAGTGCTTTGTCGGCCATAGGCCTAGAGGTAACAGATGGCTGATACGGTTGAAATGAAAATCTATCAGGCGCTGCTGCTTCGAGCCCAGGCGTTTGTCCCGCCAGCCGGTGTCACCATCGTCCTGCCCGGAGTGCCTTTCACGCCGACAGCACAGAGCAAGTTCGTTTCGGTCGAGGTCCACTTCAATCGCTCGATCGAGACCGACCTGTCGCTTGTCATGGACCCGATCCGGCAAGGCTTTGTGCGCACCAACGTCATGTGGCCGAAGGGCTCCGCGATCGTCGACGGATACAATCTCGCGGGCCAGCTTCGCGCGCACTTCCGCCGTGGCACAAAGCTGTTCCGGACCGACACGCAAGTCCGCATCGACGAGGATCCGGAAATCGGCGTCCTCGTAACAGGGGATACCCACCACAACATACCCGTCACCATCCGGTGGCGTTGCTACCCGCAAATTCCGGCCTGATTGGCCTGCCGTTCCTGCGCCTTCGGCAAGCGCAATCAGACAGAAAGGAATGAGCTATGGCTCAGCTTTACCCGGTCGCCGGTGCGAAAATCTATATCGGCGCAGCCGTCAATGACGTTCCCGACGATGCAGACATTGTCGAATCCCTGTTCACCTCGGTGACCTTCACCGAAATCAAGGGATGGCAGACGATGGGCGCCATCGGCGATGCCGCCGCGCTGATAACCGAATCCATCATCTCCTCGGGTCGCGACCTGAAGGCGAAGGGCACGCGCAACGCGGGCTCGATGCAGAACAACTTCATCATCCTGCCGAACGACCCCGGCCAGATCGCGATGATCGCGGCCGAGGCGACCGACTATAACTACCCGTTCAAACTCGCCTTCGATGACGCGCCGCCGGCGAAAACGTCGACTGTGACGATCACCGTCGCGACCCCTGGTGTGATCTCTTGGAACGCTCATGGTCTGGCCACCGGCACTCCGGTCAAGTTCTCGACGACTGGCGCGCTGCCGACGGGCCTCACGGCCGGCACCACCTATTACGTTGTCAGCCCCTCCGCGAATGACTTTCAGGTCGCGGCAACTCAGGGCGGTGCAGCGATTGCCACCAGCGGCACACAGTCGGGCACCCATACCGCCACGACCGTACCGACGGGCACGATCAAGTATTTCTACGGGATCGTCATGACCGCCCAGGAGAACGGCGGCGGCGCCAACACCGCTCGCCTGCTGCAGGGCAACGTCGAAATCAACAGCGCCGTTCTGACGGTTGCTCCAGTCGGTGGTGCGTAATGGTTGAAGAGTTTGTCGACCTTTCCGGCCTCGAAGCCCTCGTCCAGTCTCAGGAGGAGGGTATCGAGATAGAGATCCTAAATGAGCAGGCGAAGCCGATCGGTCTCAAGATCCGCGTTGTCGGCCCTGACAGCGACCGCATGCAGAAAGCGGTGCGCGACGTCGCTGCGGAGTTCGCCAAGGCTGCGGCCGACCGCGAAAGCCTCGGAGAAGCGCGGGAAGATGACAGCGACGCCCGCATGGTCGCCATCCTCGCAAAGGCAACGATGAGCTGGTCGCCGAATCCGAAGATCGGCGGCAGTGTTGTGCCCTTCTCGGAGGAGAATGTCCGAAACCTGTACACCAAGTTCCGGATCATCCGTGAGCAGGTAGAGGTTCGCGCGGTTCGCCGCGGCTCTTTTACCAAAGGCTGATCGACCGGCTCTGCAAGCTTATCGTCGATCAGCACGAAGGTAAGAAGCTCGCTATCCCCGCCGCCGGCCAGCAGGTCTGGTGGTGGTTCCGCGAGCTGGACAGCCAGCGCACAGGGAACGGCTACGGGCCCAACGCCCTTGGGTTTCAGGCAATCGGAGAATGGGCGAGGCTTCGCGGCCTCGTCCTCAAGCAGTGGCAGCTCGATGCCATCCTGGCAATGGATCTGAAGCGCCGTGAAATCATGGCGCCGAAGGATGAGCCCGAGCCAGAGAAGCCGAAAGTCTCAGAGCGTCCGCTCTCAGCGCGTCTCTTTGATGCGCTTTTCCCAAGCAAGAAGTGATAGCCGATGTCTGAAGCGACCCTTGGTTTCAAGATCGATAGCTCGCCGGCAGTTACAGGCGCAGCGGATCTCGACAGGCTTACTGCGGCCGCCACTCGCACTCAGCAGGGCGTGAGCAAGCTCGAGAACGAATTCCAGCAGTTGGGCGATGCTCTTGGGAAGGCCGGACAGGGAGCGGGCAAGCTCAAGCCTCCGATAGACGATCTCGGCCGCTCTTTCGGAGCGCAGGACGAGCATGTGCGCGCTTTCCGGATGGAAGTCGAACGGCTCACGCTGAAGTATCAGCCGCTGGCGAAGGCGACGCGCGATTACGAGGCGTCGATCGGCGAGATCCAGCGAGCCCACAAGCTCGGCGCCATCACGGCGCAGGAGATGACGCAGGCACTCGATCGCGAGCGCCAGGCCTATGAACGGTTGAAGACGTCGGCGACGGCCGCCGGCGCTGCCGTGAAGGCTGCGAACACGAACCGACCGGGCGGGCAGGGCTTCAACTCTGCCAATGCTGCGTTCCAGTTTCAAGACATCGCCGTCACGGCGGCCATGGGCATGAACCCGCTCATGATCGGTCTGCAGCAGGGCACGCAGCTTGCGTCCGTTCTCGGGTCGATGGAGCGGCCGGTCTCTGGTCTGGCCTCGGCCTTCGCATCGCTCATCAGCCCTGTTTCGCTGATCACGATTGGCTTGACCGCCGGTACCGCCGCGCTCGTCCAGTATTTCATGACGGCAGAGAGTGGCACCGACAAGACGAGCAAGCTATTCGAAGAGCAGAACGACCTGATCCGGCGCGCGGCCGCTCTCTGGGGCGACGCTGCACCGCAGCTGAAGGCCTACGTCGATGAGCTCGACCGCGCCGACAAGATCACTCAGGGTCGGGAAGCAGGAGAAATCCTGGCTGGCCGGGAGCTAGAGGGCCTTGGCGAGGAGTTGCAGGGTGTCAACCGGCAGTTCTCCGAGGCTGTTCGCGGCCTCCGCAGCATCGACGCCGATCCTGCGTTCATTCGAGATTTCTCGCAGGCCTTCGGCGACCTGCGCGAGCGCCTCGACGAGGGTACCGCATCGATAGCGGACATCAACAACGCTCAGCGTTTCTTGTCTGAAGCGGTGGACCGCTATGGCATTAAGTCCGTTCTCGGGTTCCGGGACGCCTTCGACCTCATTACCAAGTCGATCCGAGACAGCATCGAGGCTTCACGCGAAGCGCGCGCTGCTTGGATTGCAGGCATCGCCGGCGCCGATAACGTACAGGACATCATCTCCGGATCGTTCTTCACCGAAAACGGTAGGACGATGCGCACCGCGGACTTCACGCCGCGCAATCCGGGTGTCCCGACGAGCCGACCGAACATCGAGTTGAGCGGCGACCCGGACGCCACGACCATCCTCAACTCCGATGGCCGGCTGACGGCCGGCCCGGTACCAGGGCAAAAGCCGAACTTCTTCGAGCTCGAAACGCAGAAGGAGAAGGTCGACGACGTCACGAAGGCCTATCGGCAGGCCGCTGAGGCAAAGGCTGACTTCTGGCTTGATATTTCGTTTCAGGAGCGTCAGGCGGAGCGCAGCGCCATCGATCGGCAGGTAGCCACCACGCTCACGCGCTACGGCTTCAATGAGGACCTGAATTCCCCTGAGGCCAACGCAATTCGCCAGGGCCTGCGCCGTGATGAAGCGAAGGACGCCTTCAAGGGGTTCTTCGACGGCATCCACCAGGAGGCATGGGCGAACGGCGGAAAGATCGGCGATGCAATCGTCAAGTCGGCTTTGAGTGCTGCGCAGAAGGCCAGCGAAAAGGCTTGGGATGCCATCTTTGATCAACTGGCTACCGCTGCGGCCAATTGGCTGACCGGCGGAAGCGGGAAGTCTTCGGCGGTCGGTGGCGTCGTGAGCAACCTGGTCGGCGGGGCCGCGAACGACAACGCCTCCTTTGCCGCGCCGGTTGGTGCAGTGGCGCGCTCGTCGCTCGGTCCGGTTTCGGGATCCGGTGCGGAACTGGCATGGAACTTCTGGAAGTCGAAGGGGCTCGCCGACCATCAGGTCGCCGGCGTCCTCGGCAACATCAAGGCCGAAAGCGCCTTCAACCCGCTTGCTGTTGGCGACGGCGGCAACGCCTTCGGGCTCTACCAGCACAACGACCGCAGGAACAGTCTGTTCAGCGCGATCGGCGGGAAGGGAAACCTAAGCAACGCTCTGGCGCAGCATGAATTCGCCTATAGCGAGCTCATGGGCCCGGAAAGCCGCGCCTGGCAGGCGCTGACAAGCGCCAAGGACGTTCGGGGCGCAACCGCGGCCTTCGCCGGCTTCGAGCGCCCGTCCGGCTTCTCGTGGGGCAACCCCGAAGGCGCTCATAACTTCGCCGGCCGGCTCGACGGCGCCGAAGAGGCGTTGTCGAAGTTCGGCGGAACCGCGCAGCAGGCAACTCAGGGCCTCGTGCAGCTCGGTTCGACGCTCCAAAGCATCCCACAGGCGCTCATGGCAAACGGCGGCGGTAGCGGCATTCTAAGCGGCCTGACGAAATACGGCATGGGACTGTTTTCGGGATCCGGCCAGTTCGCGAGCGCTTGGTTGAAGGGCGGTATAGGCCTTTACGCTGACGGCACGAGCTACGCGCCTGGCGGATTGTCGGTCGTCGGCGAACGCGGTCCGGAACTTGTCAACTTGCCGCGTGGATCGCAGGTGTTCGACACCAACCGGAGCGCCCGCATGATGGGCGGCAACGGCAATAACAGCAACGCTCCGGCCAACCTCAACGTGAACGTGATCGGTGCCAACGGCGATGAGCACGTCCGGGCCCTTGTGCGGCAAGGCGTTGGGCAGGCTCTGTCTCAGTACAACGAGCAGCAGCGCCGCGTCGGCTTCGGGGAAACGCAGAAGCGATTTGTAGCGCAGAAAGGCTGATGGATGGCAGTCTACATCAACCAGCCGACCGTGCCGATCATGTATCTCAGGCCGACCCGGGCGAGTTTCGACAATCCCGGGTCGGCGATTGACGGCGGCGTTAATGGTATCGGGGAGTCGATCAGCATCGAGACTAGCGGCGGCGGTATCGTCACTGCCGTCTATGAGCGGTGCGTCCTGCAGGCTGAAGACACAGAGCGGCACGAGGTCATCAACTGGCTCGGGGCACGTGGGAACGGCGGCTATCGCTTCTTCAACGTCCCCATCATCAATGACGGCATCGGACCGTTTCCGGTCATCGACGGCAAGAAGCGGCCGATCATCAAGGGCATTCCCCATTCCGACGGTTCGTTCTTCTCGGACGGTTCCGGCTACAGCCAGGCGACGGTCTACGGCGAGGTGACGGAAGCGGCCGGCCTCGGAGCCGGGATCCTGAAAATGCGCGTCTACGGCGCAGCACGGCCGCTGCGTTGGTCGGATTGGTTCTCGATCTACCACTCGACCAAGGGCTGGCGCGCATATCGATACTGGGAGGTCATCTCTAAGACGAGCGAAACCAACCCGGTCTACACGCTTGCTATCGCTCCTCCGTTGCGCGAGGCGGTGACCGCCGGAACTCGCGTCGAGCTTGCGCGGCCAATGTGCGTCATGAAGTTCCCTCGCGGCTTCACGTTGCCCTGGGATTATGAGGGCTGGTATCACTCGCGGCCGACGCTTCAGTTTACGGAGGCGTTCTGATGGAGTTCGTACCCTCGAGCATTGTCGAGGAGATGCGGGGCAGCCATCAGCTCGGCATCTTCCTCAGGGTCGACACGGATCCTGCTTTGCATCTCTGGTTCGGGATCAACGATATCCCGGCCAACTTCGACAGCATCGATCCGACGGGGACGGTCTATCTGGGTGGCGGCCGCCTCATCGGCGTGCCAACGCTCGAGATATTGGTCAATGGTACCGCGGACAGTGTCGAGTTCACCCTTTCAGGTCTCGATCCGACGACTTCGGCCAAGATGCTCGACAGCCTGCCGCCGGTGCGCGGCGCGGCCGTGCAGATGGGCCTGACGACGCTCGATCGGTATTTCCAGCCGATGAGCAACCTCATTCCGATCTGGACCGGGACCGCTTCTCATACCGGGGAGGTGAGCCCGCCAGTTGAGGAGGGCGACAGCCCGAGCATTACGCTTTCGCTTGCCGTTGTGACCGGCGAGGCAACCAGGTCCCGCGGCGCGCGCTCGGTCTGGTCGTCTCCTCATCAGAAGGCGATCTCGCCAACCGACAAGTTCTGTGACGGCGTCAGCCGGCTTGCCAGGGGCGTTCAGCCGGTCTGGCCGAATTTCTAAGGACTGCCATGACCTTGCAAGAGTTTCTTGCCCTGCCACACCAGTTTCGGTGGGGCGGGGTGGCTGGCGATGATTGCACGACCTTCTGCGGGACCTGGCTGCGCGAGAGCGTCGGCGTCGATCCTGCGGAAGGCTATCGCGGCACATACAGCACGGCGGAAGGTGCTCACGACATCCTGGCGCAGGCCGGCGGCATTGTAGCCTTCGCTGCGGCCGTACTTGAGCCGCTCGGCTTTGTGCGCACCGTCGATCTGCAAGACGGCGACGTGGGCGTCGTGCTCGCCCCTGCTGGCATGGCCGGGATCAAGGAAGTCTGCGCCGTCCGCTTCGGCCCGCTCTGGGCCCTGCTTGCTCCATCCGGCGTCATCGCGAAGAAGCTTGACCACGTTGCGGCATGGCGTGCGCCGGATGGAGATCGAAACGAATGAGCTTCCATCACCGCATGATGCTGCAGCGCTATGGGCTGGGCTGCACGACGTCGCTCTACAGCGAAGTTCTGTTCGACCCGATCTTCACGCCGATCTTCACTGCCGTCCTCGGCACTGGTGCGTTCAACATTGGCGTCGCGTCCATCTCTTACGCCTCGATCGCGTCGGCGATTGCAACCACGGCCATATCAATCGGACTGCAGGCGCTTCTGGCGCAGGCACCGAAGCCACCGAAGCCGGAAGATGGCAGGGCACCGCTCAACCAGGCGATACCATTCCGCGTCTATGCCGTCGGCCGCACTCGCCTTGCCGGCGCACGCATGATGTGGGAGGCGAAGGGCTCCAACCTCTATTCGGTGCAGGCTGTCGCCGGCCATCGCATCAAGTCGTTCAACCGGTTCTATCTGAACGATGACGAGGTGACGGTGGTCGACGATGTCGTCACGCCTTTAACGACGGGTGGCCGGTACGGCGCAGGCTCCGCGAACGTCAAGCTATACACCCGCCTCGGTGCGAACCCTGAAACGCCGTATGCCGAGCTTGTCTCCGCACTGGGCGCGGACGGCATCTGGACCAATGATCATCGCGGAGACGGGCAGGCGTCGCTCGCCATGCTGGCGCACAATGCAGACGCGCAGGATCAGCAGACGGCGTTTCCCTACGGGGCGCCGTCGCCGTCGGTGGAGATCGATGGCGCTTATTGCTGGGACTTCCGAGATCCAGCGCAGAGCCCGGTCGATCCGAGCACTTGGACGTGGACGCGCAACTCGGCCATCATTTTGGCTTGGCATCTCTGCTTTAACGAGTTCGGCTTCGGTCTCGATTTTCAGAAGGCGCTCGTACCGGTCATCGACCTCTGGAAAGAGGAAGCCGACATCTGCGACGAGCTCGTGCCGCTCAATGGCGGCGGCGCTGAGAAGCGTTACGAGTGCAACGGCTGGGATACGACAGAGAACGGGCCGAAGTCGGGGCTGAACGCGATCCTCGCCACGTGCGACGGTCACTTGGTCGCTCGCGGTGACGGTGCCCGCATCCTGACGGTAGGTAAGTTCCGTGAAAGCAGGACGGCAACGCTGACGGATGCCGACATTGTCGGTCACAACGTTCAATACGGTGTTCTCTTCGAGGACGAGTGCAATCGTCTCGTCCCGAAGTTCACCTATCCGGCGACCAACTACACCAGCTGCGACACGGACTTCTTCGAGGACACGGCCGCTCAGATCGCTGCCGGCCGCGTCCTGACCATGGAAGGGAGTTACGAGTGGTGCCACCAGTGGCGGCAAGTACGGCGCCTCGGCAAGCGTGATTGGCTGCGCCAGCGCCAGGAGGTCAAGGGCAGCCTCGACGTCCGGCTTTCCGGCATCAATTCGGTCTATGCGCGCTGGGTACGGCTGGAGACGCCCAAGAGGCTGCCTAAGCTCGACGGGAAGCTGGTCGAGAACCGCCGATCGATCGTAGCCCTCACGAAGGGCGGCTTCACGATGGACTTCATCGAGCATCCCGAGGGCATCGACGACTGGAATCCAGCCACGGAAGAGGGGCAGCAGCCGCCGGTACCTCCGGCCGTCAATGCTTCCAACATTCCCACTCCGGTTATCAACCTCATACAGGCGAAGGCCAACGGCGGCAGCGTCTACATCCGCGTCGTCATTATCGATCCAGAGGATGGGAGTTTCACGCCGGTCGTACGCTACAGGGTAGCAGATGCAGACGGCCTCGGGACACCGGGCGCCTGGGTGGAGCAACAGAACCCAAGCGCAGAGCCTTCCGGAGGGTACATTGACCTTTCCACCGGGAACGTCCCGGCCGACAAGGTTCTTGATATTCAAGTGGCCTTCATAGCGTCCAACCGGCGGTATTCCACCTGGTCGGTCACCGAGACCGTCACCTCCACCGCTGATCCGACGCCTCCTGGCGCCGCAGTTTCACCGAGCGCGACGGGCGCCTTAGGCCAGGCAACCTACAACTGGACCGCACCGAACAGCAGCAATTACGCCGGCGCCAAGGTCTATTGGAACACGGTCAATGACTTCGGCACGGCAAGTTATTTTGGCCCACCTGAATACGGCGCTCCCAGCAGCGCAGACTCGACGGTCCGGTCGTTTGCCGCTGGCACCTATTACGGCTGGATTGTCTCTATCAACCGCTCCGGCATCGAAGGTTCGCCGGTAGCTACGGGCTCCTTCATCGTCTCCTGACGCTCTCTTTCATCTCCTTCTAAGCCCGGGCGCATCGCCCGGGCGCTTTCGCATGGGAAACATCATGGTCGAACTCGCCGCAAATATCTGGGCTGATGGTCCTTCCTCTGATCCGTATGAGCCTGACAAGGCGCAGATCCGTGCGTGGGGCAGTTGGGTTGAAGGCATAGTCACGGCCTTCACCTCGAGTGGCGGCCTGATTTACGACACGCGCGCAGAGTTGTTCGCGGACGTCTCTTTTAATGAGAAGCGAATGGCCTGGGTTATTGACGACCCGAACGTTGAGTATATCGGCGTATACGGGTTCGACCCTGACACCGACACGTGGGAGCGGAAGTCGGATCTGCCATTTTCGTTCATCGTGGCGAACGATGCCGGAGCCGGCACACCTGTCGCAATTCAAGCGACCACCGCCATTCCGGTTTCTGGATCTGCGCTGGTTTGGATGGAAGTCGCCGAGACGAACACGGGTGGCCCCGTAACCGTAGCATTCAACGGCGGCGCTGCGCTGACGATCAAGACGAACAGCGGCAACGACGTCGCGGTCGGTGGCCTGACTGCCGGCATGATCGTCATGGGCATTGTGTCCGGCTCGACGTTCCGACTGGTGAGCGATCAAGCGAGCGCAGCGATTGTCGCAGCTTCTGAGGCTGCTCAAGCGGCTGCCGAGGCGGCTGCTGCAAGTGCCAACATCCGGTACGCCGCCACTCGTACAGCGCTCAAGGCGTACAACACCAACGTGACGACTCTGGCCTTCCTCGGGGAAGCAGGTCGCAACGGTCTGTATGAATGGACCGCAGGCGACTTTTCCGCGCAGATCGCAGCCGACACTGCCGAGGCCGTTTACATTAAAGCCGACGATACCGCCGCAACCTCGGGTGCCTGGGTGCGCATTTCCTCCAGTGATGTAAGCGCGTTCGGCTCATCGCCTACTTCAGACAGCTCCCCGGCCATTTCGGCAATGGCAGCGCTTCTTGGCTACGTTCGCTTCCCGGCCGGTAACACGCTCATTGATGCGAACCTTACGATAGACGCGCCGGTCTACTTCGCTGATGGAGCCTACGTCACCGCTGCCGCGACAAGAACGGTGACGGTCACCGAAGTCATCGACAGCCCGAAGCAGCACATCTTCAGAGGGGACGGAAGCTTCATCCTGGCGCATGACAGCGACAGCGGCGAACCCGCACGGCAGGTTCATGCGTCGTGGTTTGGGGCCTTCCCTGGAAGTAATACCGTTGACCAAGCGCCGGCCATCCAGAAGGCTTTCACGGCGATGGGGAACTCCCGCGAAAGCAAGGTGGAGTTCGATATCGGCAACTACACCATGATGACGGGCGTCACGCTAACGCGTGGCGGGTGGGTTATGGGCAGCGGCAATCGCCGAACGGTCTTCCTCGTGAAAGGTGACGGCTTCGATGTGTTCGCGACCGGACACACAGCCTGCCGTTTCTCCGATATCCAATTCGAGAACCACCCCGACAACGTTTCCGCCAGGACAAGCCCCTTCATCCGCATAGACCACGACTTCTGCGTGATTGAGAACGTTTTTGCGCAGGAGGCGTTCAACCAGATCATCGTGGGCGAGGGTGGGAATAACTGCGCCATCCGCGAACTCAACATGGTGTGGCGGACATACCCGTTCACTGCTGGTTCGGCCGGTATTCTCGTGCGTGGCTCTGGTTGCAACATTAGCGGAGTGTATTCCAACTACTCATCTGGAGGCGGCCCAGAGTCACTGATCGCTGTAGGAAAGGGCGCCAGCGGGAACGTATCCGCCCCACGCATCAACAATGTGAGCTACATCTGCGCCTCGACAGGAGTTTTGGTGCATGGCGACAGCATCATTGTTTCGCGCGGGCAGATCAATGATATCAATTATCGTGGCGCAACAGGTAATGCACCGCAGGCAGTAAAATTCCTAACCTCTGGATCCGGCGGCATTTTTGGCTTTTCGGTTGACGATGTCACTATCAACGGCACCGCCACTGCAGACATTACGTTTCAATGCAACGGCAGCGGCGACCTGAAGCAGATCACCGTCGACAATGTGTTCAGTTCTGGCACGACCGGAAACGGTATCGAGTTCATTAGGACGGCTGGCGCGCTGTCGGATATTGTGATCGGAGCAACCGTCAATGTGCGGCTGCGCGCGACCCCTGTGTACTTCTCTGGGAGCAATTCCGGCATCCGCATTGATCCGCGGGCGATGGTCGGAGGGGATGTTGCAGGCGTCATCTATCGCGGAGGTGTTGCGAACAATACTTCCTTTTCGATTGTTCTTGGTAAGCCGATTTTTTCTGGAACGGCTACGATCACAGCAGGCGTGAGTCTTATAGGGCGCTTCATTCTCCGCGCAGCGCCTAGCCCTGCTGTGAGCACAAACCTGGAAACGGCCCCCGCGTTTTCAACTGTAGTCGCCGTGGTTGGAACAAGCGGGGTGGCGAGCAATTTGACACTCGGCGTTCAGGATGGCGTCCTGTACGTGGATAACAAGACAGGCAGTACGCAGAATATCAGCCTCGCCGTGATGGGAGCCTAGCATGAACGGATGGCTACCGATCGAGACGGCGCCGAAGGATGGGACGTGGATATTGGTTTACGAGCCGACAGATGACGCCCCCAGTTGCCATGTAGTCAGGTGGGGAACGCCTGAGTGGGGCGGAGGGGAGAGCACGTGGGTGACGATGCCTTTGGGCCCGAATCCGGACACGTATGACGCAGACGACGCCACTCATTGGCAACCCCTGCCGGCCTCACCGTGATGGGCGCTTAGTGGCGCCCGCCTCTGGACAGGAAGATCTCTCTCTCAAGTTCTTCGTCTGTCATGGCGTCTGGATTTAGCGGGTATATGTCCCGGTCGTCGTCATCATCCGGGGATGTGACGGTCGGAACGAACGCTGGTTCCGTGAAATGAAGATAGGCAGCAGCTATAGCCGCGCAGGCTCCGGCCATTCCAGTCGCAAGGCAGGCAGACAAGGGAAGGGACAAAACAAACCCGATGGAGGCTCCGGCAAGGAGGCCCGCGCCCGCTTGCCAGGCGCGATCCTTCCACCGAGTGCGGACGAGATACTTAAGAAACTCGTCATCGTCCATCTCGTCGGTGCCTGATTTCATACGCGGTGTTCTCCTCACCCAATCTTCAGAAGTTTACGGGGAACTCGTTCTCGCCGATTACGCGCTTTAAGAAAGGGTACTTTACCACAAGTAGTCGTCTGCGCACGCTTCGGTTTCCAGGCAATTGCTTGGAGGCCGTCTTGAGATGCACTATCGCCCTCTTCCTATTGCCTGCCCGAATATGCATCTCAGCCGCCGATCGCAGCAGATTGGGCCGAGATTTGTTCTTCTCGTACTCGGTCTCGAAATGGGCTGCGGCTTTGGTGAAGTTTCCGGAGGTCACGAAGTTTGCGATTGAGCTTACCGCCGCTTTTGCTGCGCTTTTGGTCGCCGGCATTATTACTGCGCCTTTACCATTCAGGTTCGCATGGTGGCGGTACGGGTCGAACAGAACCGACCGGCGAAGATCGAAGGCCGGGTATTGGTAGATCGCCGGCGCGTAGCCTGGGATACGAACTTCTGTGAACTTAATGTCCTTGACTTTGGTCCGGTTCGAAAGGTTGCTGAAAGTCGCTATGTCCGCCTTCCAATCGGCGAAGCTGTAAAGCTCCTTGAGCAGATAGTAGAAGAACTGGTGAACCTTGTTTTTGTCGACAGGGGCAACGTTTCTCAGAGATACCCTCATCTGCTCTGCGTCTTCAAATCGTTCGTTGATCCCGTCGATCGCATAGAAGCAAGGGCCGTAGTAGAAGACACGCTTGTTGAAGGCCATCGAGATCACGCCGACGCCGGAGTTAAACAGGGCAACGGCTCCGGCCGCCTCGAGCAGGTCATGCACATGGTAGGCGTCCGCGCATATCGCCGAGGACAGTTCGAACTTCTGAACCGCCAGAGGGTGGTTTTTGTACACCATAACCCAATCGCTCTGCAGCGACAGCGACAGGCGTTTGATCTCCAAGAGGTAGGCATCATATTCCCGGCGCTTCTCCGAAAATAGCGTCGTTACCGTATCGTCGGCAAGCTGAAGCGGAACGAAGAGAATCTTCGCCCCATCGGGGATATTCAGACGGTGGCGGAGCAGAGCGGCCCCAACGCGGCCGGACTGCTTTTCAAGAGCGTGCTCGCCGAAGCGCATATCTGCGATGTAGGCTTTTACGGATTGCTCCTGCTCTTCCGTCAGCGGCTTGGCCCAACGTTCCTCGCGGTAGCTGGGGCTTTCGACGCACAGGCCGCCTTTGTCGAAATAGAGGGACCGGGGCAACGCTCCGCGCTCGCCAACGATCGGATCAATGCCGAGTTTACGGAGCGCGTCGTAGACCTTCTTGCGCCAGGGGAGGCCGTAGGGGTTCCACATCAGAACAGATCTGGGTTTCTGCTCCGCAATGTCTGCGGCGTATCGTTCCGGGTCTGCTCGACCGTTCTCGTCGATGATTGTCGGGTTTGCCAGAGCTTGGAGAACCGCTTCGTTCGCAATATGCGGGTTGAAGCCCATGATAATGTCGGGCGGCTGGTTCGGATCTCGGCGCGCCGGTACCTTCCTAGTCGTGTGATACCGTTCGGCCTTCTCGGAGGCCAGCTTGATGTTCGATTGGCCGCTCCGCCAAGACAGGATCTCATGAAAGAGGTGGAACGCATACATGCCCTTGCGGGCGAGATAATCGCCGTGCATCCGATAGAGCGCGCGCCAGCCGTCAAATTGCGTGGTGTCGTTCAGGTTCCAGGTCTTGGTGACCTGAAATTCGGATGGCTTCTCGATCCGATCATTGACCAGCAGAAGGCGAAACACGAAATCCCGGTCTTCTCCGCCCCAGCCCGCGAAGTTCTCATCGAAGGCGCCGACGTAAAGAGCGGTTTTGCGCCTGACCGCCACGACTGAACTAGCAGGCGCGTAATGTTGCAAAGACGAGTTGATATCGTGTCCGCGTGGATCTTCGAGCAGAGCAGCAGTCAGGGCCCGCTCGTATTCCGCATCCATACCATTAGCAAATACGCGGTCCGACTGGGCGGCGGAGAGATAGACTGCGGGAACCGTCAGGAAATTGAACGGAGTTTCCTCAAGGAGGTCGAGCTCGCGCATTAGACGTTGGTAGAAGTCCGACCTATAGGCGAGGTCTATATCTTCGAAACAAATCCACTCGGTGGACGAAGCATCTATCCCTGTATTGCGGGCGCGGGAAAGCGAGAACGGAAATTCCTCGGTCTGTAAGCGGATGTAGTTGTAACCGCGTTCGCGGCAGAAACCTTCGACTTCCGACGAGACGCTGGCTGGGCTGCCGTCGTCCACGAGGATGGTATCAACATCAGCCAGATCGAGCGCGTCTCTGAGTTGCAGCCTTTTCGCATAATCGGAAAAATCTGATGTTCTGACGGCGATGATCAGCGTGAGTTTACTCATTGCGGAGTATCCATCCAGTTTCGATGCCTGGCGTTGTTAAAACGCAGTCCTGACACATGCAAGTGACAGGACACCCAAAAATTGCAAATGCGGCGGCTCTCTAGGGCAGGGGCCGCCGCAAATCAACGCAATATCGTGGATCAGGCCAATTGGGCAGGAATGCGGCGGCGAGAGAGAAGGCTCATGCAGAAATTTTAAACCTGCCGGCCAAATCGGGAGCGTGCGCCATAACCATCGCCGAGAGCCGTTTTGAGACCTCTACGACCCTTCGTCTACTGTACGGCTGGCCAAGAATGCTCATATCCAGACCACCCTCGGTAAGTATCAGAGACGCCTGTTGGCGGTATCCTTCTTCCGTTTGCTTTGCCCAGCTCGGATACGCTCCATTCCAGAGCATGGAAAGGGTTTCCTCAAGTCCGCGTACCCTTTGGTGCACACTGAGGCAGCGAATTCCAAGACCGGTGGCTTCGAGCATCTCGAACAGCGCAAATGCTTCATTCCAGATGAACTCTCTGTAGTTGATCAGCTCATCGAAGGCGATCGCAACCCCAGGCTTGAGGAGCCTATTTTTCTGCAACGCGTCGAACACGTCTTTGGTCGAGGAGTAGATATCGCAATCAATATTGACGACACATACCTCATCCCTCAGGTTGGTCAGAAATCCGGGCAGTGTATCGGAAAAGAATCCCTTGATGAGGGTGACGTTTGCGGGAACTTCTGGGAGCTTTCCACCAGTTGAAAAATCCTGATTCCAATCCGTTCGCCCGTCGTCAGGAAATCCTTCGAAGCTATCGAAACCATAGAACTTGCGCTTCGAGTATTTCTTGCCGGTGTAGTTGATCGACGCTCCTCTGAATACGCCGAACTCCAGGCAGACGCCTGGCTTTCCAATGACGGCTTCGTGCGCCGCGAGAAGCGGCACGTATCGCGAGCCCGTCTCCGTTTCGTGCTCCATAAAGCTTGCGACTGCGGAAAATCTTGGCAAGTACGTGAGAAGAAACGCGGTAAATCGTTCCGCGGTTGTGTACGACATTTGGCTTTAGTTCCCCCATTGAAAGCGGGCGAACTATTAGGTGGGCTCATCTCAAAGTCAATGTATCCAAGCGAGATTGGCGCACGCCGAATACTTGGAACCCTAATGATGGCGATCGCTGTCGTTCACTCTGTACGTGTCAGATTCACCGTCCGCCAATACGGGCGCGATCTCTTCGGCGCTCTCAGGATGGCTACCGCTCTTCCATCGCGGTGTGGCGACGCGGTGAGCGCGCAACTAACCACCAAAAAATGAAACCAGGAGATCACATGGCTCGGGAAACTCTTCCCGTCGCCCTCGAACTCATGTTCGGAGATGAGGGCGGCTATTCGAATCACAAAGGCGACCGGGGCAACTGGCTCCACGGCGTTCTGGTCGGCACGAAGTACGGTGTGACTGGCGCCACTCTGGCAGCGCACCGCGGCGTCAAGTCGGTCACGGCCAACCAGGTCAAAGCAGTGAGCCGGGAAGAGGCCGAGGACATCTACCGGCGCTCCTACTGGGGGCAGAGCGGGGGCGATCTGCTGCCGCCCGGGCTCGACTATGCCGCTTTCGACTTCGGGGTGAACTCCGGGCCGTACCGAGCAGTGAAGACCCTGCAGAAGGTCCTCGGTATCCGCGAGGACGGCCAGGTCGGCGAGCAGACGCTTGCGGCCGTGCGCAAATACCCCGGCGGCGTCAGCACGCTCATTCGGGACTACTGCGACGCCCGCATGCGCTTCCTTCGCTCGCTCACGAACGGCAGGACCGGCTTTCCGGTCAACGGTCGTGGCTGGACGATCCGCGTCACAGGCAAGGACCCGAAGGGCCAGTGGAAGGATCAACCCGGCGTGCGCGGCAATGCGCTGCGATTGGCGGCTGACGCCAGCGGCAGGAGTGTGGAAAAGGTCGAGACCCCGCCAGAAGCCGGAGCCAAGGCGGATAGCCGCGACACTGGACTGGGAGAGGTGCTGAAGAAGCCAGAGGCTTGGGGGCCGCTCGGCGGTCTGCTTTCGGCCGCAGGTGCGCTGTTTGCGGGGAATGGCCCGGTGCAGTGGGCGCTTGCCGCCGCAATGGTCGCGGCGGTGCTCGTCGGGCTCTGGTATTTCGTGCGCCGGGTTCGTGAGGCTGGGTGATGTTTTCCACTCCTCGCCTCGTCGCGGCTGCGGCCGCTGTCGCCATCGTCGTTGCCGTCGTTGCCTGGATCTACCGGCAGGGCGGTGACGACGTTCGTCAATCCATCGAAAGGCAGAACAATGAAGCTGGCCGCACTGCGGACGATGTCCGCTCTCGCTTTGACCTTTGCCCTCCAGGGATGTGCGACTTCGGCGCCGGCAAGTGCCGACGGACTGCGCCGGGTGGTGGGCACTGATCTGATCGGCACGCGCGGCGCGACGCCGGCGGACCAGCGGAAGATAGATCGGACCGTCGTTGGCATCTGTGCCGCGGCTGTCTGGACGAAAGCGGAATGAGCCCGCCACGGCGAAGCGCAGCAGTAATCGCATCACACTACGAGGGCAGGGGATTGTCTGAAACACAGGAAACCGAAAAGATGGTCGCAACTCCGAAATGGAGGTTTGAATATAACCTCAACACCCTGGTGATCCTGTTCGGCTTTGCCGGCGGCCTTACAGCGTGGGGCGCGACCTGGGAGAGGGTGAACGCCAATCAGGACTCGCAGGCGAATTCCATCGATCGTCTCGACAAGCGCCTTACAGCGGCCGAAGTCTCCCTCCGGCAGATCGACAATCACGAGCTCCGAATATCGGCGGTCGAGAAGCAGGCGGCCGAAGCGGCGACATCGATGCGGGCCGTCGAGAGCACACTGAACAATCTCAGTTCAGACATGCGTCTAGTGCGTGAGATCCTGCAGCGGCTCGAGGATGGTGGGAGTCGATCGGGTCGGCTTCGTTAACGCCATGTGCCGCCACAGTCGTCGCTCTGGCCCTCCCCAAGAATGAAGAGGGCCTTTTGCGTGAGATGCAAAACTACACTACAAAAAAATCGCTTGCAGTGATGCCGAGGTTCGTTCCGACTGTGGCGAAATGAACAGAACCGCCCGCTCCATCCCCATCGCTGTCGTAGAGCAGCCTTCCGGTGTCGCTATCATAAATAATTCGGTCGTCGGCGTCAGCAGCGANCCATCGCTGTCGTAGAGCAGCCTTCCGGTGTCGCTATCATAAATAATTCGGTCGTCGGCGTCAGCAGCGAGGCCCGTGGTATTGGTTACGAACTGCGCCGCAGTCAACGTGCCGGTGCCGACGATCCCCGTAAAGATCGCATTCTCCAGTCGGATCGTATCGTCCGCGACAACGAACCCGTTGATCGTGTCGACGTTGTTCGTGGCATCCAGAGCATAGCTGAAGTTGAAAGTGTCCAAACCGGCTCCGCCGGTCAGGATATCATTGCCGAGGCCACCATTTATCAGATCGTTGCCGAGGCCCCCGTCTATTGTATCGTTGCCGGCAAAGCCACTGAAAATGTTATTCCCGGTATTGCCGCTCAGGGTGTTGTTCAAGGCATTGCCCGTGCCATTTATGTTGCTGGTGCCAAGTAGGACCAGGTTCTCCACGCCCCCTTTGACTACCGCGGTGTTACCGAGAGCGAACGAGATTGTGGAGTGAACGGCATCTGTACCCGCGCCCGAGTCGGCCGCTTCGTCAACGATGTCACCGGTGTTGTCCACGAAATACGTATCATTGCCTAGGCCGCCGCGCATGTTGTCTGCGCCGCCTCCGCCATTGATTGAATCATTGCCCGCGAACGTGCGGAGGAAGTTGGCGGCTGAACTGCCGACGATGGTATCCTTGAATTCAGTAGCTCGGATATTCTCGATGCTGGTGAGAGTATCCCGGGATCCAAAGCCGTCGGTCGCAATACCGGTAC